TGTGATCCATGTCATTTTTTGCTCCTGCTAATCTATTATTGGCAATCCATTTATGTATCGTAAATAATGGTAACAATATACATGACGCACAATAATTACTTACCCCCTTTCTTCTTAGTCTTTTTTGGCTTCGCTTTGGGCTTCCGCTTCTTTTGCTTCGGGGTGTTCACAATGATCTTGACAGCCTTTTTGAATTTCTCAAATTCTTCGCTCATGGTTGACTCCTATTCACACATGCCAAGATTGCTTGGGCATACGGCATATTCTGCAAAGTCCATTTCATACTGGCTTGTTCGGCGGTATCCAGTCTTTGACCACTCAACAACGTCGTCAATGGTTGGGACTTTTACCTTTTCGCCCTTCGATGTTGTGATTTCCTTTGATCTATATGCGGGTGGCACTTTATTAGGGCTGAAGAAGCTAGAAAAACCACCGTTGATTTCTTTTCCGGTTGTGTTTTCTTTTTCCCGCAGCATGACAATTCGCTCAGGGAAGTTTTTAGCAATAGTCCTGATTTCCGGTTTGCTGGACATTATGCAAGGAAAGCAACCGACGCGTTTAGCTCCAAAATCATATAGAGGATTTCTAGGGCTATTGTATTTTTTTAGAAAAGCCCAAACATCGTCTAGCGACCAACGCAACAATGGACGGTACATATCCGAAAAGTAGTAGTCGTCAAAATCGAATTCTGGTAGTTTTGCTCTATCCCTGCTTTCACCAGCGCGAACACCGGAAAGCAACAGAACCCTTTGGTTATTTATCTGGTATTGCAAAACGTGGTTTTGTGTGGGCAATATCTTTAGTAACTGTGTGCAAAACCTTGCTTTAGTAGATGGAAAACGCCCTTCCTTCGCTGCCAGCGCATAAAAGCCAAGTGGCGGGTAGATCGTCTCTATCGGATGGATCGTCTCAGACAACATTTTTATATGGTCATAGGTGAATTGATGTTCATTGCCAGTATCGCAGAATGTAGCCCTAATTTTCTCGACAGGGTAGCCGCTCTCGTACCTAGCCCAAAGGAGCAGGGCTTGGCTGTCCTTGCCGCCGCTGATTCCGACGTGATAAATATCGTAATCTGTCATTCGTCCTCCCTATTTCACTTTCTTCAAGAAGTTCAATTGCTTGAAAGTCTCTTTTGCAATGAGTTGTTTATATGTCAGGCGCTTTCCGGCAACCGAACCAAGAACTATGTTGAAGCGTTCGCCGTCAGTCAACACGCGGTTATTGAAGCGGAAAGTTTGCTCGTCCAGATAACTGACAAGATGGTCAACGCCACAGGTTACATACGTTCCCCGCAAAGACCGCTTGAACAAAGACCAGTAGTTTTCTATGCCGTTGGTATGGATGTTCCCGCGTACATATTCTGTCGCATGGTCAATACTCTGATGGACGAACTCATCCATGCCGTTATAAGACTGCAACGCGTCGGTGTAGAGAGTGGAGCCAGCCTCAACACTTCGGCGGATTTCAGGTTGCAGGGTTGCTTTGCGGGTGTTCTTTACAACTCTGGTCTTGACCTTGCTCTTTTCCTCTTTGGTGTTCCGTTGGAGAACTCCGAAAACGATAGCCTTACCAACTGTCCCGCGTCCCTGAACGCCCATGCAGAGCCTTTCCCACTTGTGCATGTTTTCAGCCTTGCCGCCTACATAGGTTTCATCGGCTTCAACCGTTCCGCTCAGCTTTTCGATAGTGCCTTGCGTCATGGCATAGCGGATACGGTGAAGAACAAACCACGCGGACTTTTGGGTCATGCCAAGAGCGCGCCCGATTTCGTAGGAGCTAATCCCGTTCTTGGCATTGGCAATCATCCAAATGGCACAAAGCCACTTGTCAAGCCCAAGGGCGCTATCCTCGAAGATCGTACCGACCTTGACCGAGAACTGCTTATTACAAGCCTTGCAGCGCCAGATCAAACGGGTTTTGATAAACCACTGCTCAGACCCTCCGCAATGCGGGCAGGTAACACCATCGGCCCACCGAAGGGAGACGATGAAATCATGAGAGTGTTGTTTATCGGCAAAGTAGATCATGGCTTCTTGAAGTGTTTTTGGTTGCTTGTCTGTCATCTCGTTTTGTCCTTTCGTGTCTTTGTGTTTTTAGTATATCACGAAAGGTTTTGTGTGTCAAGTATATTGTTACCTAAATAATCTTCATAATATGCCCACCCCATTGGGTTTTTATCTTCTGCAACGTATGGCATGGTCTGTCCATATAACCATGATGCAAAATCAGTACCCACATCATCAATTTTTACTAGGCGCATATCATTCCAAATCATAGTTGTTGGTTCATTCATTTTTCACTCCTGTCATATTTTCACCAAACAGTGAAAATTGACCCGCCTCGGTGCGCATGCAAAGCAGAGGCGTGGCGGGTTCTGGTAATTTAATTATATCACAAAAAGATAATCATTTTTTAGCTATTTATAGAAAATATGTGCTATAATTGTGACACCGTGTCATGATGAGGAATCTATGAGCCTTTTAGAAAATATATTAGGGAGACTCGGCTATCATAAATCAACAGCAATAAAACCGCCTCCCTGGTTATTGGACAGCTATCAATTAGAAACACAACAAATCCCTGGCGGGGAAACATACGAAGCGCAATCAAGACTATATATTAAATTAACTTGGATACAAACGGCAATCTCTGCCGTTGTAGACCTCGCTGCTCCCACGCCATTACGTGTTAAAGAACGTGTCGGAGAAAGACTTGTTGATATTGATAATCACCCATTTGAGAAATTAATTGAAAAACCCAACCCTTTCTTCTCGCGCTTTGATTTGATAGCACATACCCTATCTGATTATTCGCTAACAGGGAATGCCTACTGGCATGTTATAAGATACCCAGATAATGAAAACGGAGAACCCATTGAAATATGGCCAGTGCCGGCATATCGAATCCAGCCGGTGCCAGATAAAGTGATGGGTATTTCTTACTATTCTTATAAACCGGATGGAATAACAGAATTAAAGATACCCGCATGGCAGATCATACACTACAAAAAATACCATCCATTAAGTATGTATGTAGGATTGTCGCCTATTGAATCTCTTGCGGTTACGTCTATTGGTGATCTGGCTATGCAGAAGTGGAATGCAAATTATTTTGATAAAAATAATGCCAAGATCCCGGGCGCCATCGCTTATAGCGATATGATTAATGATAGTGATTGGGAGCGAATAAAACAAGAATATAAAGATCAGTGGGGCGGCACTAATCGTTCTGGTCCAATGTTAATGCGCGGCTACGGAGATGCAATCCAGTATATACAAATGGGAATGTCTCAAAAAGACATGGAATTTCTAAACGGACGCCAGTTCAATAAAGAGGAAATTTTCAGCATTTATGCAAGAGGGTTGACGTCTGTTCTAGATAAAAACGCAACGGAAGCCAACGCAAAAGCAGGCAAGGCGACGCTGAAAGATAATATCTATGCTATTTTGGACATGATGGGGCAAAAAATCACTTCTTCTATCCTGTCTTACTGGGGTGATGTAGTGGCAAAATTTGACGATGTGCGCGAGATAGATCGGTTAATGGAGTTGAGAGAGCAAAGAGAATTTTCCAGAACCCACACCATTAATGAAATTCGCGTTGAAAAATATAATGATGATCCTCTTTCCGATGAGCGCGGAGACTTATTCCCAGATCAAATCACAGAGCTATTTAATGATATGGACGTAGATCAAGAATCTTCTGCTGCCCGCACAGGGGCTACCGAAGCACAAATTAATGTTAAGGGATATGACAGTGAATTACGAGCCTGGCGAAAATATGAATTGAATCGTTTTGGAAAAAAGAATACTCGCAAGTTTGAATGTAAAAAAATACCAAAATCATTGGAGGGAGCCATACGCGGACAACTAAAGAGCGCACAAAGTATTGAAGAAATAGAGTCCATTTTCAAGACGGAGCCATTATGGATGAATTACCCATAAAGAAATGCGAGACCTGCCGTTTCTTTGTTCCATATCATTACCAAAATAATAAGTGCAGTGAAACGGGAATGTGCGCCAGGTTAGATGATTTGCCTGTCAAACATGGATTCGATAAGAATTGTTGCTGTGACTATTGGGAAAAATGCCTACTCGCTACACGTATGAACAACAATTAGCAGAAGCCATCAGCGAACAGCTGGCGGAGGATTTGCGCTATCTTAGAGAATTAGGCGAGCCAATGCCTGATTTCTGGGAAAGAGAGAAGAAAAAGTTAATAGAAACAATTCTTCCGATTTTCGCCGCTGCTATGTTCTGGCAGATGCAAGAGGTCATTGATGCGCCAGAACTGCCGTTTGTTGACTTTGATAATTTTATGAGCATTGCACAGGCATGGGCTAGCAATTATGCCTATGATTTAGTAAGTGGCATTGTAGACCGATCTGCTGTTGCATTACAAAGCGCGTTCAGTTCTTTTTTTGCCGGAAATATTGGAGAACAGGAATTAATCAGCAAGATCAGTTATTGGTTCAATCCATATCGTGCCGACAACATCGCTATCACGGAAATAACTAGAGCGGTTGAAAAAGCGCGTGATTTTATATTTGAACAAATATTAAAAGAACACCCAGAACTAATGCTAGATGAATATTGGGTAACAGCTGGGGATGAACGAGTTTGTGAAATTTGCGCGCCCCTTGATGGAAAAAAACGAGGCGATGGTTGGTATAGTGCGCCACCGGCTGATCCGCGTTGTGTACTGCCAGGAAATTATGTTATGCCAATAGGAGATATTTCAGCTGCAACCCAGTCTCATTTTAGTGGAAATATCATTGAAATAACCTTTGACAGCGGGCGCATCATTTCCATTACCGAGAATCACCCTATACTTACACAGCGCGGCTGGGTAAGAGGAAAATTCCTCAATAGTTCCAATGATTCTGCTTATTCCGCTATTGTTGAGAGGAAATTTTTTCCCATCAACCCAAACTATCAACAATCCCCAACCAGAATTGAAGATATATTTACTTCTTTCAAAGAATCTGGCAAGGTGACGACCAGAAGCATGCCAGTGTCCCCCGAAGATTTCAATGGCGATGGGCGGTTCATTAACAGCGACATCAATATTATATATTCCAATCGCTTTTTGTTGCGCAATAGAATATCCAGCCTTTTTGAGAGAATCGGCAAGAACGCATTCAATTGGGCTAACACTAATGAGTTTTTTCTCAATGGTTATAGCTGTTTTAACCATCTCGTCCCAGGTTGGACTTCTGCCGCGAGTGGCAAGATGCGCAGCGGCGACTTGATGTTTTCTTTGAGTCATGGTCATTCTAGCCCATTTGGCGGTTTCGGCTTCGGATTGCGTTCTGGGAATAATTCCGTTTCTGATAAGCATTTTTCTGAAAACGCTCCTGCCAATACCGATCTCGCGAGAAAGTTTATTCTCGGATTCCCCGGAAATATATCTCTTGATAAAATTATCAAAATCAAGAATTATAATTTTATTGGGCATGTATATGATCTCCAATGTGATTTATTTGAACTTTACACCTGCAACGACATTATAACACACAACTGTCGCTGTTCAAGAGAAATGAAATTAGGGTATAGATAAATGTATACAATACAGATCATAGGACTTGATGCCCTGGAAGCAAAGATAAAAGCCACTTTGCCGGCAATTAGAAAGGGGCTAGAAGGAAGCGCCTGGTGGATATTCAATGAAGCGCAGATGTATACTGGTGATTCACATGGTATTCCCCAACATATTGTTTCAGAAAAACAACGCCGGTTTATATTCGTTTTATTGAAACAAGGGAAAATTCCATATCAGAGAGTGGGAAGTCTTGCGGCTGGATGGGGTAGTGGACCTGTGCAGATTGAGGATTTGGCTTATAGTATTACCAATACTACAAAATATGGACCATATGTTGTTGGACATTCGCAATCTATGCAGCACGCAGCCGGTGGATGGCAAAAGTATGATGCCAAAATTGAAAAACAATTGCAACAAACGCTGGCGAGAATAAAATATCACTTGGATATGGCATATGGATGATAATACGCTGAAAGAATTTCTGCTGCTTTTGAGAAAACTTCTTCTTCCGTTGATCTTTTGGATAGAAGAAAAATATGGATTAAAAAGCCATAAAATAGAAAAAGAATGATATAATAGAACAAAGATTCTAGGTACATCCTTTGGATGCACCCACCAAACATGAGTTGTCTTTTAGCCCACTCTATTGCAGAGTGGGCTTTTTTTATGAGGTGATATATGCCATGGACTGAAAAAGATGTTGATAGATTTAGAAAAGGATTGAACGATAGAGATAAGAAAAAATGGGTAGCTATCGCTAACGCAGTTCTTGAAAAGTGCAATAGCGAAGGCGGAGATGATTGCGAAGGAAGGGCGGTGCGTATCGCGAATTCTAAATTTGAATCAAAAATAAAAGCTCTTGGAGATTGGGAGCTGGATGTTTTAGCTGTTCCATTCGGGGATGAGTTTACAAAGGATTCTGATGACGAGTATTTTACCCCTGAAACAAATTATTACCTAGATCATTATAAACCGCCTGCGTTCTACTATCATGGTTATTCCCCGGAAGGGATGCCAATGGGAGAACCTGCGCTTATTGGAAAGACAGAAAGCGCAGAGGTGCGCAAAGACGGTATCTGGCTACGCGTGATTTTAGATAAGGCGTCTGAATTTGCACAGAGAGTATGGGAATCAGCAAAACAAGGGCTTGCAAGGGCTTCCAGTGGCTCTATCAGTCATCTGGTGAGGAAAGATGATGATGGACGCATTGTAACGTGGCCACTAGCCGAGATAAGTTTATTTGATATTAGTGGTAACAGACAGCCAGCGAATCAATATGCGGTGGCTGTTCCAGTTATGAAAAGTAATTTTCAAACCGCTGGATTGGATTTGCCGGAATGGGCAAAGGATGTGGTTAAAGAGCATGATGCTAAAGAACCTAATCAAGAACAGGACGACAAAGATATGAAAGCGAAACAAAAGGAAAAGGAAATGGATAAAGAAAAAGAAATTACAGAGACTATTGCGCAAGCTGTTAAAGAGCAGGTTGCCGCAAGTCTAAAGGCTGAAAAAGATGCCCGCGAAGCAGAAGCAAAAAAGCTAAGCGAAATAGAGGAAGCGAAAAAGAAAGCTGCCGAGGATGCCATCAAAGAACTAAAAGAAGAATACGCTAAAACAAAACGGCTGCCTTTCGATGAAGTTCCCGTCGTGTCAAAATTCGCCGATACATGGAAATATGACAATGTAGATGACGGCGCCTTAGCTATGGGTATCGACATCTTGAATAGCGGTGCCGCTAAAGGCAAAAAGGGAGCAGAGAAAGCTCCAGAAGCGATGTATAAGACCCTCGCGCTTCGCATGGGAGCAAAACAGGAATCGGATCCATCCAGAAGTTCTTTCAAGATGCTGCAACATGCGTCTGGAAAAGAGATGAAATCTGATGAGATCATGTATTCCACTCTCTCTAACTATGGGGATCAATGGGTTGGCGTTGAATACTCACGCGATCTGTGGGAAAAGATTCGTGTTGCCACACCAGTTCTCTCAAAAATCCCCCAGATGGAAATTCCGCAGGGTTACGAATCTGATACTATTCCTCTGGAGTCCACCGATCCGACATGGTACAAAGTTAGTCAAGCTACCGCTCATACTAGCGGGCGTCCAGATGTAACCGTTACATCTTCACAGGCTGGCACCTCTAACAAAAGTATTACCGTTTCAAAACTGGGCGCTAGGGTAACCTGGTCTGGTGAATTGGCAGAGGATTCTCTTATTCCTATCCTGCCACAAATCCGACAACAGATGATCCTAAGCGGTGCAGAACAACTTGAAAATGCGATCATCAATGGCGACAATGCAACTGCAAGCGTAACCAACATTAATGATATTGCCGGAACTCCCGCTGGAACAGAAGTGTTCATGGTGTGGGATGGTTTTAGACAGTTGGCATTAGTTGAAAACTCTGCAAATTCCCGCTCTGCTTCCGCGGGGCTTGAGGTCACTGATTATCTGGAAACCATGAAATTAATGGGAACTGCCGGAATCAATGCACTTGACATTGGGAAATGCGGTTTCATTATCGGACCGCGAGAATACTATAAGACCATGACACTATCGGAAATCTTGACTCGTGATGTGTTTGCGGCTCCTACCCTGGAAAATGGGCGGCTGACCGGTCTTTGGGGCTATCCAATTATCGTTAGCGGACAAATGTGCGCGGCTTCCAGTGATCGCTTAAGCAATACAGCAGGCAAGGTAGATGTGGATACCACAACCAATAATGCCTATGGCTCAATCCTGGCAGTGCGCTGGGATCAATGGAAATTTGCATGGAAACGCAGAATGACACTTGAAACCGACCGCTGGCCGGAAGCTGACACCAACCAATTGGTTGCCATGTTCCGCTGTGGCTTAGCGTATCGCGACACGGAAGCATCGGCTATTACATATTATGTCGGTGTATAAGGAGTAAATAATGCCTACTGAAATTTTGAAACGTGGAGAAGATGTTAATGTAGACTCCATTGTGGCAACTCCTAAGGAAGAGTCGGCTACATCGTATGGATATGGTGTAACCATTCAGGCAAGCAACGCTACCTTTCACACAGGTGGCGCAGCCAAAAAAAGATATTTGCTGTACGTGGACGGCAGTTTTGCCTCTGGTGGAACTGCCTTCACGGGAGACAGCAACGGTGCGGCTATCCGTGTATCTGGATCAAATTATGTAGCACACGATTCCAACTATATTTACCGTGGAATCAACATCGGATATAACAATCGCTCTGGTGGTTCTATGGGGCGGTTGGAAAATCTCATTAGTGTCCAGAATAAAAGCGGTGGAACTGTACCTTATTTGCTAGCCTGCACATTCACGATGGAAAACTACGGAACAAGCGCAACAGAAGTTGGTGTTGCTGACTTTGTTACTAGAAACGAAGCGAATACAGCTACATTAAGCTATGGAATCCGTATCCGCAATGACGACCAATCTGGTCAAGGAGCTGTTCAATCAGCTATCAATATCACATCTCATGCCTCCAGTGGTGGGTTCCGTGAGTTAATCGATGCCAGCGGCGCTGTTTTGACGGAATATGACAGCGGAACGAAGGTTGTTTTGATGAAATTCCAGGGTGCTAATGGCACTACCTACTATTTGGTGCATGATACTGATTCCTCCCCTACTGCGGTAAGCGTTGCCACGAGTGTGAGCTAATGGAATTGAACAAGGAAAAGTTGCTGGAGATAAAACAGGGGCTTTTAATGCAGTTAGATGAAGCAAAAAATCAGCTGGCTGCCGTGAACGGAGCAATAAGCCTTATTAATCAGCAACTCGATCTTCTGGAAAAACCGGAAGAAAAAAAGTGAGTTAAGGGGGCGGGGTGTGCCTCCTCACCCCGCCCCCTTCTCTAAAAGGAGAATATGGTTAGATTTATTCGTGTGTTTCAAGGACGCACAACCAAAGAAAGACTTTACCCAGTTGGATTTATTGCAGAGTTTGACGATGATACAGAAGACAAACTGGTCAACATAGAAAAAGCAGCGGAATATGTAAAGAAGGTAAAAAATGATAGACAGGATTAAATTATCTGTTACCACAAACACAGGCGGTGCCGGAACTGCTACATCAGGTGCTATTGCTGGGCGCATTTATGCCATTGAATATGACAAAGGAACATTCGCTGATGGGGTAGACCTGACATTAACGTGTTCGGGCGCCACGATAGCTCAAACTTTATTGACATTAACAGACGCCAATGCTGATGATTGGTATTATCCACGCGCGGTTGTACACGATGAGGCTGGATCGGCATTAACTGGTACTTCCGGCGGGGATCGCTCTATGCTTCTGGCGGTTGGAAATCTATTATTAACGGTAGCCAATGGTGGCAGTACTACAACTGGAACAATGGTTATTTACTACATGAAGGATTAAATGACAGTTGTATCGGGATATATTACGCAGGTAGAGTTGATCGCCAGATTGGATCCTAATTCAGAGATCACTGAAACAGATGCCGAAAAGACACAAATGGATTCAATCATTAATGCGGTTAGCAGAATGATCGACCGATATTGTGGTCGAAAGTTCTTCCTATCTACTGAAACCCGCTACTATACCCCAAAATATCATTCCCATATCTTCATTGATGATTTGATGAGTTTGACCACATTAAAAACAGATGAAGACCTCGATTATATTTATGAATATACATGGGCTTCTACCGATTACGCACTTTCGCCATATAACGCACAGTCTGCAACTGAAAAAAGTCCCTATAACATGATTGAGATTAAATACAATGGAAATTATTCTTTTCCATTAAGTAATAAATCAGTTGAGATAGCTGGTTCCTGGGGTTATTGTATTGCGACAACAGGAGCCGCTGATGCCACCGTTCCCTACGACGTAAAAGAAGCTTGTTATTTACAATGCGTAAAACAGTTTGCAAGAAAGAAAACACCGAATGTCGTATTGGGAACAAGCGCATTCGGATTGGTGCAGTTACCGGAAGCATTGGATCCAGATGTTAAATTTATGCTTTCTCCATTTATGAAGAGGACTAATGTCTAATATTCAAGATGCTATTACACAGGCAATTACAACCGCTACCGTGACCGGCATTAAATATGCGCCTGCCTATCCTCCAGAGAATATTAGCGATTACTTCCCCTTCCTTGTTGGATACACAGAGGGCGGAGAATGGTCTGCTATTACATCTAATTTCAAGCAGGTATTATGCAATATTGTTTTAGAGTTGCACATCGGAAGAAAAGGCGATCTGCCGCATGAAGTTGAGAAAGCCATGAGCTATGCGGATTCTATTCCAGAAGCATTGATAGCCGATCAAACACTGAATGGAAAGGTATCACACTTTGAAAGGATCATCTATTCTTTCGGAGTTTTAAATTATGGAGAAACCGACACAATCGGATTCAAATTTATCTTAGAAGGAGTGAAAATACACTAATGACACGCGGGAGGCAGGACGGTACTTTAAAAAGGCTAATGCAAATTCCCCCTATCAACTGGGAATGGCCAAAAATATGCGGGTTCATACCAATGGAAAGAGCGGTGTCTTTTTCCAGTTATGTATTGCCGAGTTTCTTATCTATTGTAAGATACTGTGATTTTGTGAATATTAGTTACACAGAAGTTACTATGGCTATCAATCAGGCAATACACATGTTTTTAGACAGAGGATACCATACCCATTTCCTGATACTGGATTTAGACCATGTTCATCCAGTTGATATTGTTCAACGCCTTGCGCGTTGGGTCATCAAGGACAGGGAAATAAAAGTAGTCGGTGGAGTGAATTACAGACGATCAGTCCCTTATGACCCAGCCGCTTATAGAATAGTTGGCGAACATAAACTGCAAACATTTTCCAGTGACGAGCTAAAACAATGCGAGCGGGAAGGAAAGTTATTGGAAGTAGATAGCATGGGAGCTGGATGTCTGTTAATAGCAAAAGAGGTTTTTGAGGCTATCGATCCGCCATGGTGGGAATGGGATTACAAAAGCTATAAGAAAGGCGATGTGCGCAGTCCTGATGCGTATTTCTGTGAGAAGGCGAAGGAAAAGGGATTCAAAATATGGGCTGATCCCAGCACTTGCAGTCCTCACGTTGGAGTAACTTTTATCAATCGGGATACTCACGATGAGTTTAATCGATTGCGAATGGAGATGGAAAAACATGATGAAGTATAACGGAAAAGGATTCTTTGGAGGCGATATAAGTCATCCGAGAGTTCCGGCAAGGGATTTATCGGATAAGGAAGTAGAAAAATTCGGCAGAGATTTTCTGTTGAGTTTGGGGATTTATGACGAAATCCCGAAAAAGAAAGAGGTAAAAGATGCCAAGCAAGAGTCTTAGATTTATTCAAGGTGGTTTAGAGACCACAAAAGGAACAGAGGCAGACGCCACATGGTTGTGGCGCGGAACTGGTGTATTTGATGACCAATTAACACTAGAGGCGCCGGCAGAAGATATTGGATATTATGTCAATTTAGACCGCACTTATATTCCAAAAACACTGGGGCAAATGAATTTTGATTCCACTCCAG